GCAGCTGTATTGGTTACTAGTAAGAATGAAAGCGTTGCATGCTTGTACGTAGACATTAATGACATTAGAAACTAAATAAAAGCCTCTAAAGTATTAGGAGCTTTTTCAATATTGTATGATTGAGTCTTGTTATCTTGCAAGATATATTCTGCTTCGACCATTTGCAAGTCACCTCCTAAGAATCCTTTTACATTTTCTGCCATGTCCATTGCTGTCGTAACGGGTACGTTCTGACATATCATATTTAAGTTCTTTAGTCCTCCTTGTAACATAAAGTCTTTTGGCATCTTCATTATGTCTAATGCTTCACGAGTATTTATATATCGATCTTCATCAGGGTGGCATAAGGTATGAGGGAAGTGACCAACAAAAGCACCGATACGATCTTTTCCTATCTCAGTCATCTTTCTCATTATGTTTCCACCGGCCGATAACTTATCAAACATATAGTTACACTTCTCAGAAAGCTTCTGGTGACCTCTTTCTGCCATCCAAACGCCCACATCCTTATAAGATACACCTTTATCTTCAATGTAGTGTAAAGGATTCGTAGTCTTTTCAATCTGTTGAAAGAACTCAGGGTGAGTAATTCCACCGTGCATTTCTTCTAATATGTATTGATAGTAAGGGTTGTCCGAAGGTTTCTGCTTGCTGTTTACTTGTTCAAACATTGGATCTGGTTCATTCGTAGCAGATGAACGAATCTGGTCTTCAATCTTCATGTATGGACGATTGTAATACGATAAGATCGGTACAGAGTTTCCTTTCCAAAAGAAATAGAATGACCTGTCTCTAACCTGGCTTAGTCCGTGGAGGATTGACTTGGTTTTGTAGATGGAGAAGACGTAACCGTTTCTTCTTCCGATTTCTCGTAGTTTTGCCACAACTGGTTCTCCCATTCGACTAGCGAGCCGTGGAGCATTTTCACCCCAGAACACAGTTGGTTGGATGGATTCGAGCACATACTCGGCAGACTTGACCATCCAATCATTAGTATTGCTATCACCGCTGCTAGTAGGACTAAGTGAAGAAAGGCCCGCACAAGGGCAGACAGTATTGACCACGTCCACTCTGCCAGGAGCAGTGTCCCCTTTATCAAGCAGTAAATAAGGAATACTATTATTATAATGGTTAAGAAGCTGGCTATCATTTGCTATAAAATCCGTGTAAGAGAGGATGTATTCGGGACGTTTCCCGAATACGTTTTCCATTGCTATTGTTTCCCCACCTATGAGTGGAACAATACTTGCATAATTCATTAATTCACCTTGTAATAATCTTTGTACCAAGTAACAAATTTTTCCACGCCGTCAGCGATAGGTGTTGTTGGACTGTAACCTAACTTCTGAAGTTTAGTCGTATCTGACCATGTGGCTGGAGTATCTGCTGGATGTGCTTCACAAGGATTACGTATTGCTGTACGATCAAGGTTCTTTTCAATATGATCTACAAAATCAAGTAACTCTACTTGTTGTCCATATCCGATATTATATATCTCATGATAACTATCACCATCTCTCATAACCTTAGCTATCACTAAGCTGATGCCATGAACAATATCTTCGACATAAGTAAAGTCACGTTTCATATCACCAAAGTTATATAAGTCAATTGGTTCACCTTTTATAATGTTATCAGTAAACTTAAACAGTGCCATGTCAGGTCTTCCATAAGGACCATACACAGTAAAGAATCGTAAGCCAGCAGTACGTCTAATTTTTGAATGACCAAACTGACATTCGTTTACTTTCTTAGACCAGCCATACGGGTTGTTTTGATTTTCTGGTTTATCAACTTCATTCCAAGGTAAAGGCTGACCATGCATTACACACGATGATGAAGCATATACTACAGGAATATTAAGTCCTTTGACTTCCAGTGCTTCGACGATACGCTGTGTACCAGTAATGTTTGTGTCAATATAGTGCTGTGGTTCATCCATAGCGTGACGTGGGTTTGCGTACGCAGCAAGGTGTAAGACTACATCAACATCATCAAATAATTTCTTATCAGGATGAATGTCTTGAATATCGAGCTGAATCGTGTCAACTCCATAGTCTTCTCTTAATATTCTTGCTCTTTCTCTTTTTAGTTCTACATCGTAGTAGTCATTAAAGTTATCTACTCCTACTACTTTGTGTCCTCTTGCAGCGTAGTATATTGCTGAGTGGAAGCCTATCATGCCGGCTTGGCCTGTTATAAATATTTTCATACGAAGAATTCCTCGAGTCCTTGTGGTTGGTTGCTAGTAGTGTTTAAAGCGAGATCAACAATTTCGTTCACAACTGGCTCAGCGTCTGAGTGTTGCTTCCAAAATTCAAATGACATCTCTCTCCAATCATCTCTCATCGCAGGATCATTTTTTAGTTTGACCATCAGGTCGCGACACTCATTAAAGTTAGTGTAGTCAACACCAAGAGTGCCAGAGTTTTGACATTGACTAATTGGTTTACCTTGTACAGGATGAATCACATTATCACAAAAGTGTTTATGGAACAGAGGTACTGTACCTGATGCAATGCATTCTGCATGACAGTTTTCAATATTATTTCCGTAATGTTCTGCCTTTAGAAAGTAAAGATCAGAACCAAAAGCAGAACGTGATAAACGATCCATAGCTTCTGAGTTTATATATTGTGGATAAAGGTAAGCACCTTTATTTGCTTCTTCCTTTCCATATAGATCCGGTGTAAACTTGACTTCATTAAATTGTTTTTCTGGTCTAAAATGATTTTCAACTTTACGACGATCAACCGGATTGTCTTCTTTATTATCACGATATAGAACTAATGGATACTGAATAGAAGCTTCGAGTCCTTCCAACACAGTGATAAATCCTTGTTCCATCAAAGCATCTTGGTGGAAGTCTATCATCAAGCTTGGGCCTTTCCACATTGCAGTACGGCCTATCCAACGAACCATGTCATGTTGCTGTTCTTCGATAGGACGCCAGTACTTTGCTCGATGTCCGTCATAATCAAAGCCAAGCCCCATCTTTGTAAGTGGAGTTTCAATCTTGTTTTTTCTCATAAACTTACAGAAATCATTTTCCATACTATGAGTCATAATCACATCTACATTTTCGCATACTTCTTTTAAGTTAGCATTACGTGCAATGGATGCTGCTTTATGATCTACGTTAATAAACACTTTACGTATATTCAAACTCCTTAGGAACGGGATAAAGTTATCCTGACAATCCTGAGGGTGTCCTTTTGATGGAACTGAATAGATAACAGCTAAGTCATAGTCTTGATTAATCAAGCTAGCTGTAGCTGGCCAGTCCTTGCCCATCATAAATTCTCTTTGCTCAATCTCAAGTCCTTTAGCTCTACCCCACTTCTTGTCCATAGCAGAAAATATATCAGCTTGAGTTACCTTTTGCATTTGGATTGCGCATTGTGTAACACCACAGCCTTCAGTACCTCGGCCAAGGATAATAGCAATCTTAGTCATTAATAAATTCCTTACATTCAATTAAAACATTATGTACATATTTATGATCGTTTAACTTACGATTTCGAGGGGAAGGATGTGGTAAGACAAAGTGATCTACAAAACCAAGACGTTTTAAATAGTTCGATACCATTGAACCCCATACAACTATCTTATCATAATTTTTAAGACTTGTACATAATAAAGTGTGATCAAAAGTCTTAAATTTAAAATCCCATTCAGGATCAAATGACAAGTTAGTGAAGGAGACATGCATGAGGTCCAGTTGATCTAACCAGACATGAAATCTTTTGTATGCAGATCCCTTTGCCTTACTCACTGCTACCTTTGAAGGATTCATTCCAACAAAGATAATTCTAGACCGAAACGAATTCATATTCAATTCCAGCTTCTTCAAACATAGCTGAAGTTAAAGCAAATGATTCAACCCAATGATCAGGTATTTCCTGATTAGGCATAATCACGCGTTTAATTCCAACTTGAATTACGCCTTTAGCGCAATCAGAACAAACAGGTAAACCCCATACATATAATGTAGATCCATCAAGTGATACACCATTATATGTAGCGTTGTATATTACGTTTTGTTCTGCATGAACAACATACCTGTACTTAATTTTCTTGACAGCGTATCTATTCAAATCATCCTTTATTCCACGAGGAAATCCATTGTATCCTTGAGCAAGTACTTGCCCTTTCTTTCCTATGGCAATAGCACCAATCTTAGATGACGGATCCTTTGACCAAGTGCTTACTTCCTTTGCTAATCCTAGGTATCTTATATCCCATTTACTTGACAAGGTGAAAGTGCCTTTCATATACATGCAAGTTTTGTACTTGCCACATAATCATACCAGGTTGAAGTCCTTCATAGCTATGAGCATGTCGATCAATTCTGTTTATGTTGTCACATAGCAAATTAAGTACATGCATTTGCCAAGCATAATCATTCTTGTAACCAAACACTACATCATTCGAACGCATTTGAACTACAGCGTTAAGTACATCATCACGAATGTAATAGCTCACAGCATTTGTACATATGAAATCATTCTTTTCGTTTTCATTGTATTCTAGCCAGACAGAAGGACGATTGTATATCATCGTAGCTCTACGTCCATCAGGATTTTCAATCAACTCATCAAGGACATGACCATACTGTTGGTGGTACTTATCAGACCAGATAAGATGACCATAGTTTGAATTGATTTCACCATGTTTATTTGCTGCGTATTGCCAAGCTTGGGGAACACTTTCACCAATATCATTTACGTTTGTAGATTGACTTTCATACCAATCTAATTCTTCTTGAATATAATCGTAGTTTGGTTTACCAAAGATAGCAGGCTCATCAGCAACAAACGATGCACCAATCAATTCAATAGTCTTTTGACCAGTCTTATCGATTGTAAATGCTTCATCATTGAGTTCACCAATAAAGAACTGGCGAATATCATGTACACTATGTAGTTTCATTTTTTACTCGCTTTGGACGATTCAGAAAGTCACGATCAGGATCTTGGCCATCAATACCATTATTCATATACGCAGCAAAGAATGAAGCATAGTTAATAATATCAATGCATGAATCTTCAAGGCTTTCGAAGTTTGGATTATAATCTGGATCAGATTCCATAGCTTCTAATACTGATTGCATGCGTAATACTTTTGCATACATTGTATCAAGAAGAGTTGAACAACCTCTGGGGTAATACATTGCTTGTTGTATTCTAGAGCTGGGGTTTTGGTAATCATTACCTTTTTTGTTTTGTACTTCTGCAGCTTTCTGCAGGATCTTAAGTGATTCTTTACTCATGTTGTCTCCTTATGCAATAATTATACCACACTTTTAGTGAGTTGTATATATTTTTTTATACTGATCAATTGACATTTGTCCCATTGCTCGATTATGTTTCTTTCGGATTATAGCACCATCTGTGCCACCATGTGAGTACGCTATATCATGTCCATATTCCGCATCATCAATATCAAGTGGTTCACCGTCGATTGCACACACACCGCGTTGAAGTTCGAGTAGTTCAACTTTTTTAGATTTTAAAATTGAACGAGGAGCTAAGTTAACAGCGTTTTCAATATCCATTTCATTAATAATAGCTTGAGCAACTTTGCGCATGCCTTCACCATCAAAATAGTTATTTAGCATTGTACGGTACTCTTTCTTTTGCTCTTCAGAAAAATACGTACTAGTATTTCCTGTTACACAAGAATGAGCTCTCCATAGTTCTGTTGCAAATTTAGAACGATCTATAATTTTTCCTTTTAAATTAAAATAAACCATAAGGAAAGACGCCAGCTTAATGTCATTATAACCATTCTGCGGCTTACATTCATATGCTAAATCAAGGAAATGTTTTAGGCTTTTCAATTGAGCGGTTGACGGTTCAAAGTCTAGATCATCAGTAAGATCATTAAGAATAGTATAATCAATAACGCCACCTGTCACAATCATTCCAAAAGCGAACGCCACCCATTCGTCCCACTTACGACGAGGATTAATTGAAGTCTTCGTAAAACATTCTGGAATCTTTTCATCTTTATTGTTAAGTTTTAAATTAAATAGACGATGACTCTGTTGTCCCTCATGTTGATATTCAAAATATTTTTTTGTTTGTGAACGAATTACTTTTGCAAACGGAGATACTTCATGAGCCATAAGCATTTCAATATTATTAACAGGCGTTGTTTTGTTAATATTTCTAAAAATTTGAGTTGCTTCAAGTGCAGTGCACTCATAGATGCAGAGTGTTTCTTGTTGCGTTAACCATTGTTCCTGTTCTCTTTCATCAAGCGTTTTAAATAATTCGTTATTCGCTAAAAACTTATTAGAATAATAACCAAGATAAGCACGTGATCTATGACCACCATCAATAACTAAATATTTGATACCTGGATAAGACAGTTGAGCATTTTCATCTTTTGAAATATCACGCAAGATAAGAGCACCCATAAAGAAACCGTTAAAAGAAGCTTCTACAATTTTTTGTGATTTTATTTGCCCCGGAACTTGAGGACGCTGTCCAATTGGATTAGGCTCAACCTTACCTCTAATCATCAAATCTAAATACTCTTTACGAGTCATAGTCTTCATATAATTTTTCATCTTGTATATCCTATCTACTATAATCTCGAATGTAAACATCCCAATGTGTTGCATTTTCTTTTGGTGTATCTTTTGCCCAACGATGTAAACGAGGACCACGTGGTCTGCACCATACACCTTGTGTAGGACGATCACGATTAATATCAAAGTATGGAGATTTGCGATAGTTCTTGATGAAACTGTTGCGATAAGCAAGTAGTTCTTTGAGTCCAGCAATAGCAGGATCATCACGAGTTTCAACTGTAAAACGATAATTTTCGGATGTACGATTTTTATAAGTTACATAAGCCATTACGCAGCCTCCTCTTGAATGCTACGTTCTTCACGCTCAATATTCTTTTCAAGATCTTCGCAGATCTCAAGTAATTCAATAATAAGCTGAGTACGTGATTTTTCTTGAATGAACGCTCTACGCGCAATGCCAGACAATGTTTTTCTCATTGTCATTGCATCTTGTATGTCTTTAATTATAATCATAGTATAGTCTCCTTCATTTCCTATAGACTATACTACCATAGTTAAAACCAAATGTACACCTTTTTGTTTTGTTTGAAAACAATAACTTAGAATTTTGTTAAGAACTGTGCTATTCTTCCTACAAACGGTAGCAACATAAGTGCCATCATAAGGTTCATACCAGTATGTGCCATAGCTATTCGTAAGGTATCACCTTTAGGCATGCCATCAGATACAAAGAAACCAGCTAACCATATGGTTCCAGTAGTTCCAATGTTAGCTCCTAACACAGCAGCAACAGCAGCCGGTAGTGGTAAAGCGCCTGAAGCAACTAATGCAATGATTGCAGTGGTTGATAATGAAGACGACTGCCAGAGCAGTGTCATTACTATTCCACCAATAAACATGTATATTGGATTGCCTAAAAAGAATTGCAGGTGGTCCATGTTACCCATTGACTTCATACCACCTGAGAATGTTTTGAGTCCAATGTAAAATATTACTAAGCCAACCAAAGCGGTTATTACGGGATTTCCTAGATCCATTTTCTTTACCTTCTTCCAGAGTTTTTTATTTGCCATGTTACGAGCCTTTTGCTAATTCTCCATGATTATCTTCATGGTTCGGTCCTACCCATCCATCGGGTTTCAATAGATCTGGTAGACCAAACGGATTAGGTCGTCCTGGCTTTACGCCAACCTGTTTATTCATATTTGCTTTATATATCTCGTCCCAAGCTTTACTTGCATCAACGTTGAATACATCGAGTGTACCAATAGCAAAAACACATAGATCAATTAGACCATCTACAATTTCTTCTGAGTTACCAGAGTTAGCAGCCTGCATAGTTTCATGTAGTTCTTCTTGACACATAAGCAAACGAAACATAAGGTACTTGTTCATAAGTACTTTATCATCTTTATTCTTTTCAAACCATTCATTGACACCATACTTCTTATGCATGTCTGCCATGTCCTGTACCCAATTAGTACTCATACTTAATGTCCTCTATTGTTTTATACATTATATCACCTTTTGCATAATAAGTAAACCCTACGAAAGAAATTCATTTACCTTTGGATAGATTACGCTAATAGCTCTGCCTATTTCTCTGGCCAGTTCCATATGTTCTTTTTGTGTCCCGTTTGCAGAACGTAGCTCGATATAATGAATCCAGCTACGAATGGTACCATTAACATAAAGCTTAGAAACTGTGTTCCCTTCTGGCAAGATTGCTCTTGCTTGTTCTTTGGCGATTCCTCGTTCGAGCGCTTCATTGTAGATCCTCTTTACATGATCGATTACAAAATTTTGTTGAGCGTGCCACCAAGCCTCTAGAGCTGCATCACCTGCTTCAACACTGTTCTGACGATTCGTATCGTCTTGTAGTCGTGCTTCTCTTAGAACAAAATCATTATTAAGATCATTGATACTAGCATACCGCTGAGAAAACTCTTGAAATGAAAACGATCTGTGCCTGAGGAACTGCCTTGCGATGTCTCTTGTCGTTGTGACTTCGATACAGGCGCTGGCCATTTCGAATGGTGACCAGTGTTTGTGTTTGATGAGGTAGTCGAGTAACTTTGTTGTTGTCTTGGTGTTAGCTTGGTTCTGTGGGTTGGAGACACGGGCACAATACGCGATGACATCTTGGATGTTGTCGAGACCCATGATGCCGAGTTCGCCTGAGTGTACGTGCCGTACAGGTTGTGAGTATGAGATGAGACGTGCATGCGTCAATGCAATGAGCCTCCCTCAGCAGACAACGTTTTTACATTATCTGAGTTATCTACAATTGCCTGAATCATATCGCTATAGTCACCTTCTGATAACATTGTCTTCCACATGGAAAGCGATATTGTGTTGAACACTGCTGCAACAGCGAGTGGTTCATTTTCAAAAAGTAAGTCATCTGCGAAGCTCATTACTTTACTATATAGTTTTTCTACATCTTGCATTTTATTCTACCTTAAAGTCCTTAAATCTTTCATTCATTTTTGTTTTGTCAAAAGTTGGAGTATCATCAACTAATCCGTCAGAGCCGCCGTCTGCGTCCTCTAACCTCATCTTGGAGCGATCTACTTTCAATGCAAACCGTTTATATTGAGTCGGATCGTTATAACGATTCTTTAATTGTTTTACTAGTATCTGACCAAGCGAGTTTAGTTCTTCGTTGGATATAAGTGCAAACATTAAATCTGCTGTTGCGGGTAATCCAAAAGACTCACTTGTGTCTTCAAGCCCAATATCCGAAGAGCCATAACCAGCACGAGTCGTCTGCGTTGCAGAGACGATCGGTACGTTGAACTCGACCGCAAGGCCGCGTATCTCTTCAGCGATTGCTTTAATGTAAGAGTATGAGTTGATTGCACCACCCATTCCTTTCATTCTACTAGATGCACAAATATTTAAATAATCAATAAAGATAATGTCTGGTATGAAGTTCTTCTTTAACTTCAATTCATTTAACAAAGCACGGAAGTGAGATGTGTTTGCTTGGCCAGTAGGATATTCCTTAATGATAAGCTTACCGTTAGTACGAGAAGCAATAGTGGAAACCTTATTAGTTAGCATCTCTTTGGAAAGATGTTCGAGTTGATCGATCGGTACATCAAGTAGATTAGCATCGATACGTTCAGCGATTCTTTCCTCACTCATTTCCATAGTTATGTATAAGACATTCTTGCCTTGAGTTAAAGAAGCTGCACCAACATGACACATGAATAAAGACTTACCGACACCTGTGCCAGCAAGAGCGATGTTCAGTGTTTTGTTGGGGAGACCACCTTTTGTAATCTTGTTAAAGAACTCAAGATCAAATGGAATCCTTTCCTCTTGCTCATGATAGAAATCATAACGTTCACCGACATTTTCAATATAGTCGTGACCAATGTTTGTATCAAAAGAAACTGCTAGAGCCTGTGATAGAATATCTGGCAAAGCATTCTTTGTAAGAGTCTGGTGTTTACCATCAATAATAGTAATTGATTGCATGATAGCATTGTAGACAGCACGGTCTTGACACCACTTCTCTGTAGTATCAACTAACCACTTATCATCAATCTTTTCAGTATTAAATATGCTAGGAATAATTTCTACAGCATGTCGATACTGTTCATCATTAAATTTATCAGATTGATCTAACTCAATCTTAAATGATTCTTGACTTGGTAGTTTATTATACTTCGCAACGTACTTAGCTATCTCTTTAAATAGTTGTTGGTAAACGCCTTCAAAATAATCTGGTTGTACAAACGGTAATACCTTACGCGTATACTTCTCATTGGTAAGAAGATTGCGTAAGATAGTTTGTTCAATGTTAATATTATTCACGTTC